AAGAATGACGCACGACACTCAGGCGTAGGCGTGTTTGAAACACGCCTGCCAGAGAGTCTTACCTCACGCATGAACCACGGCAGGACATCATCAGAAATGTCATCTGCAGCGGCCCACCGCTTGCGGTGCCCAACCCAGCGTCGAGAAGACCCACCACGTAGATAGCACTGGTATAGGGAGTCAAAGATTGGCAAACCTCCAGCTATAGCAGTGCCCCCGGTGCCAACAGCATGAAGCCAAGTGGATAAGTGGCAAGCTTGGCTGCTGTGTTTTAACATGACTGAATCTTTGGCAATGGCCGACCTAGGATTCCTACACATCGTGTAGATCTTACCATCAAACACTGGTCGACACTGGCAGAACTCTATGTGCTCAAACTCATAAGCAGGCTCTTCGATTGCCATGTTGAACCCCATTTGCAAAAACCAATCGAAGAGACCAGTTGAGAACCTGGTAAGATCACGTTTGTCCAAAAACACTACGCAATCATCACCATTATTCGCCAACTGGATCCGGACTTTCCTGTCCAAAGAATAAGCGTGTATCATGAGGCACATGAGAAGGCAATTACCAAGGGAAGTGTTCATATCACCACTCATACGTGTTCCCTCGATTTCATATTCTATTTTGCCATCATCAACGTATCCAACACACTTATTTATAATCTGATGTTTCAAAATATTGGACAGGCGTCGCTTATGTTTCCGAGTCTTAAAACAGTCAAGATACACAGAATGCTCATGGCGCAACGCATCAGCTGATACATGTTGGTCGAACCTGGACGCGTCAAGTCCAATGGCCACAGGATTATTGAACATCTCCCACTTCTCACGCAATATGCGGGCAGTGGCATCCGTATCAATACCTTTCATAACTGTCACATGACCAAACATTTTCCCAATAGCTTTAAAGATGCGCTCCTCAATGGGCTTGAGGTATCTCCCGAGTGCTATATTATATTTCGGATCTCTCGGGGAGATAACGCGTGGCACGGGATCTAACTTGGTGGTCCGATCTGTCTTCTCGAACTTCACGAACACATCAACAGATGAGTCCCGCTCTAAAGACAAGCCCTCCGATCTTATCTCTTCGAGCGCATTCTGATAAACTAGCTTCTTGCGGCCACGATATCCGTCAACAAATTGCTGATGACTAATCGGGGCGGTCGAGGGAAGGTAGCGTCTCAAAATGCTGGTAGACACGCCGAGTCTACCAGAAAACACACCTGGCAATGGCCTGGGCGGAGGAACGAATTTATCTGCCGATTCCTTATCGATGTTCTTAACAAAGAACACCCGTTCCTTGACAGCCCGCTCAAGCGTCGCGATGTCGTTGTTAAAAGGCACAATCTCGATGTCCGGCGAGACACGAGAAAAACGCATACATTCACGAACTTTAGTAACTCCCAGTCGCTGCGTTACACGCAGTTGGGCATTGGTGGGTGCGCGACTGACTTCGCACCCACGCCCTGATACAACAACTGGGCACCCCTATTTAGCAGGGTTCGCCCAGAAGGCGATCCTGCTAAATACACTCCTACCAGATATCCTGTTTGTCATAGCATTGCCATCCTCGTTAACGAGGAACTTGATGTTGTTCCAGGACATGGTGGGGATGAAGCTGAGGAAGGTTGCACGGTCGACGGCAATAATCTTGTCACAGGTGCGCAAATCAGGGTACTCATCATCAAGAAGTTTGGTGATCCACTTCCTGGTGACGAGCACATTTGCGTCTGAGACAGGCCTTGCCCCAAATTTAAAGTAAGCCCGCTTCGCGACGGCCATGGCAAAGCATGACCGTTTGCCCTTAGCGAGTTTCTGGGTTTTCTTTTTGTTGTCGACTTTAACCTTCTTCACTCGGGGTGAGGGGCTCGGTTCAACGATCTCAGCATCGGTTACTTTTGGTTCAACTTGGGCAACATCTTCGATGACTGAGAGATGAGTCAGATGATCTACGACATAATCATCAGGATGGTTCTGTTCCTCATCAAATGCATGAACGAGCCGGCGTGCAACGTCTTGCGACGGTGTTCGTCCAACCATGACTTTCAAGCCGTATGTCAACCAGCGGTGTGCCCATCTTGTCAGGACGAGCACTTGCTCTTCTGGTACAGCCATGGTGGGTAAATTCG